TTATCCCTGCCTCCTTTTCAGGATCGTCAGCGCCGGAGCGCGGCTGTCGGTTGCTGATACCTTGTTTGCAGCATCAATCAGCTGGTCGAGCTCTGCCGCCGAATAGTGGCTGGTGATGCTGCCGTTCTTGTGGCCCAATAGGGCCTTCCTGTCCTCTTCGGTTACGCCTGCCGCCCTAAGCCGTCTGCCAAACGTATGCTTTAGGTCGTGGATGCGTATCGAGGCGAATCCAGGGTGAGCCGGCGTCTTGTGGATCTCCTCCCACTTGGTAGCCGATCTCACCCTGGCCTTCCTCCATGCGCTGTCGTTCATCCGGTGGACTGCAGTTGGTCCGAACTGGTCTGGATTTCCGTAGGGGAACACCAATGATGGGTGTAAGCCGCGCTGCCCATCAATCACCCGCCTGGCTACGTCATTCAGAACGACAAGACGCTCGTCGCGGTTCTTAACGCCAGACTGCTCACGCCTCCCGCCGAATTCTGCCGGGATCAGGAAAACGCTGGTCCCGAGTTCTGGCACGGCGATTTCCCATTCCCACCTGAGCTTGCAAACCTCCTGCTCTCGGCACCCGGTGTTGACTTTGTACAAGGCCATTCTCCGAAGATGGTCTGGAAGCTCCGCGAACAGCAGGCTCTGTTCCTCCCACGACAGCGGGTACGGTTTTCGGCTGGCCCGCTTCTCATCCAGCTTGGCGATCATCGGCACTGTGTCGAGCCACGGCTTGCTGTTGTCATCCCGCCACTTCCTGGCGCACAGGTTCAAGATCCTGATTACCCTCTCGAGTGCGATGTTCACCGTCCTGTTCGACGCTCCGCCTTGGAGCTTGTCCTTTATGTAGGGAGCCAAGGACCTGTCATCTATGCGGGCCAGTGGTAGATCGCCTATGTACGAGTCGAGCTGTTCCAGGTAGATCGCCGTCAGCCAGATGGAAGGCTGGTTCTGGAACTCGATCAGATAGCGGGTTGCTGCCTCCTGCCACTGGATGACAGGGCGAACCCCGTACACTTTTTCCTGCCGCAACTGCTCCAGCCGATGGATCAGGTACTGCTCTGCTTCTTCCCGGTCACAAGTTCCAGTGCTTTCCTGAATCCGTTCTCCTTTGTACCTTTTGTCGATTTTCCAGATGCCGTTCGGCATTTTCTGGAGCCCTGAGATTGTTTTTCGCGCCATTGCTGTTCTCCTTTGCTTTGGCGCTCGCTGCGGGCGGATTGTTGCCCCGTAGCGCCTGCTTTATCAATTGCCGCTCGTTCAACATAGGCGTCAGCCCATGCGTCCAGGTCTTCACGATCGAACCCGATTCCCTGCTTCCCGATGGGGAACTCTCGTACGTAGGGCCTGACCGTATTTGCAAATTCGGTCTTGCACATGCCGAGGTAGGCCGGAGCATCGCCGGCCCGGATAAATCGCGGGGCAATAGCCTGCCGACGCTGCCGAGTGATCGGCTGCGCTACTTCTGCGCTCATTGAGTCTCCCTGCCCCGGCTTGGCCGGGGAGTGGCGTGATTGATTAGACGGTGCGCGGCGTCCAGCCCGGGAATCCCCTGGCTGGCTCTTGATCTGGTGCTGGCTTCGTCGGCTCAGGCGGCGGGATCTCCTTGCGGTCGCTGCAGGAACGCCGGTAGTAGCCGCCTTCGTGCAGGTCTTCCCATCCCTCCGGCATCTTGAAACACATGGTGTGGCCGAGGATGCAGGGGTTGTAGTCATCCGGGACATCGCCACAGGTTCGCCGGATATCGTTCCAGCTGCGCCTGATCGGCTTCGTCCATGTCTTGAAGTGCTGGCAGTCCTCGCAGTACTCGATTGGCTGCTCGTTTTCACGCTCAAGCCGCCGATTCAGCAGCTCATCCATCAGCTGCTGGTCGGTATAGGCGTCCAGGCTCATGGCAATACCTCTCCGCGCCGCCCGTGGGCAGCGATGGTTGTGTGGTGTGGTTATGGGGTTACTTGCGCCGCTGGAACTGCGTGCAGCGGACGATGATGGCCTGTCCAGCGCGTTCCAGGACCGGCATGGATGCGAAGGGCAGAGAAGAGCAGTTGCGCAGGGCGTGGCAGCAGGTGGCGCACATGCCGCCCTTGGGCTGGAAGGTCATCGGGCGGCCTCCAGAGGTTCACACGCTTGCATCTTATCCCCCATACGGCGGCTCGTCGGCCTGTCGCCGATGAGGTTGTCCGGCAGTTCGTGGGTGGGCTGCTGCGCTGGCTGTTCCGGGGAGGCGGCCTGGTCGGTAAACGCGATCTCCGGCGCGCCGCCGACGATGCGACGCAGGCAATCAGCCATTTCGTGTAAGTCAGACATGGCATGCATCCTTTCGGTAGTGATTGCGGTGACCTTCGGTTCTCCTAATCCGCATGCTGTTCCCGATGAGCGACCGGCGCAAGATGCCATACGCTTCCTCGCTGGCCTGTCGGTAGACCTGGGCGGGCTCTTGGCTTATCCATGGAGCACCTCCTGTTTGCTGCGCTGGAGTGCGGTGTCGATGCGCTCGATCATGGCTGCCTTCCTCATCATCATAATTTTTCCAGTCGGCCGGCTCTCCATAGCGAACTGGCGGCACTGGACGAGTAGCTCCTCCATCTCAGCTACCCGGGTAGGAAGCGCCTCCTGAGCTTGTTCCCGGCGAAGCGTGGTGGCACTCGTCTGGGCTGCTTCCTTCATCGTGAATCCGAATACGGTTGGCTGTTCTGAGGTTTCTGCATCCAGCTCGGCCAGCAGATCATCCGCCAAGATTCGCACTGGCGCGGTCGTTTCGTGAGTCATGGGTTGCTCCTCGGGTATGGATCAGAATGCGAAGCTGAAATTGGCGCCGACGGGCGGCAGTGATGGCTCATGCCGCGGCTGGGGCGGCTGGGGCGGCTGGGGCGGCTCGGGAATCGCGGGAATGGGCGGCCTGGTGGCGCGATCCGCCGGCGGCAGCAGCCACTCCGGCGTCGAGAGCCCCGGCGGATATCTCGGTATGGCAGCCTTCCGCAGCGCCTCGCTATTGTCATGTGGCTGCCAGCGGGCGATCAGATCCCATACCGAGTCGAAAAATTTTCCGTGGGAGATGTAGTAGCCGCCTCTCAGGTACTCGACGCGGATCAGCGCATCCCGCGGCGGCAGCTCGGCAGCAGGTATCCAGCGCTCGGTGGTCGGCTCCGCCTTCGCCACAGGCTCCGGTGTGCTCGGCGGGAAAGGCTGCCCGGCATCCAGCACGTTGAATGTCCGCTGCGCCTCGGCGCCGGTTGCGACAATCCGCCCGGCTACCCGTAGTGCGTCGAAGTGGCAACGGCCGCAGGATCGGCACTCCTGAAACTCAAGGACCGCCGCTTGCTTCGAGCGCTCAGCCCTGGCGGGCTTCATCAGTCCTCCGCAACTGCACTCCACGCCATGTCCTCCAGCGCCTCTTCGGGCTCGTCATCGTCGTCTCTGCACCGGAAGCATTGGCATTCCTCGGGTGGCAGGTTGTCCGTGCGGCAGTAGGTAGGGCGGTTCATTCAAGCACCACTGCTATTTCGTCGATTTCCTCGATATCGATGAGGTCGTCTTCATCGATCTGAAATCCTTGGCTCTCTTGATCGGCCAGCAGCTCGGCCGCTTCCTGCTCATTCAGGCCTTCGATGCGCTTTCGGAAGGTGACGATGGCTGTTCCGGTCAGGATTGCGGTCTTAGTTTGGTTTTCTGTGGGCATGGGGATTCCTCGCCACTAGCGTTATCGGTTGAGGTGGGATATTCATTGAGGATCCGGCATGGAGCCTGGATAGGAGGATTTGAAGATGATGTCGGTTGATAGACCTTGGGACGAATTCGTTACTCTCAAGAACGGCAAGAGGGCGCTCATAAAATGCTTTTGGGGAAAACAGCTAAGTAGCGCAGTGATCAAGGCAAGAGTCTTAATCGAGGACTCCACTGGTTTCGGAACCATCATTGGGGAAATTGATGGCCCAGTGACTCAGCAGGAAGCAAATGAAACCGGCCTCGAGATGGCTAATAACTGGTACGACCGCCGTAGTGGTTAGCCGGAAAGTATCCAACCTGGCCATCGCATCGGGCAATGATGGTCAAGCTGCTGCCAGTGCCAGTGCCAGTGCCAGTTAGGGGAGGCGGGGCGGGCGGTCATGCGGCGATAGCTTCTTGATTGATGCGTCGCCATGGGTCGTTGGCCCTGGCTATCGCCGCCATTGGCGGCGGGCTGACGCTGTTGCCGCACATGTGCACCTGCTCGCTCTTGGTGAATCGCCGCCCATCGTGTCCGTGGGTAATGATGTAGTTCGGCGGGAATCCTTGGGCTGCGTACAGCTCGTGCGGCTGCAGCATCCGGAGGCAGATGTCGACGATCAGGTACGGGTCGCCGCCGATCCAGACGGTGACCAGTGCCAGGCGGTCGCGGGTGGTGATGGTGTCCAGCGGCTGCTCGAGCTGCCGGGCGTCGCCGTTCCCGTAGTAGTTCACCAGAAAGGCCGCGCACCGTAGGGCTCCGGCTTCCACCTCAGGCGACAGCTTGCACTCGACAAGACCGAACCGGGCAGCCCCGGCCAGTATCGTTGGCAGAGGATGCTCCGGATCGATGCTGGTCACGTTCTGGGCCATGGCTGTCAGGTGGGCAGTGACCAGTGCCTGGTGCTCGGCACCGGCCGTCAGCGTAGGTACCTGCTCATCCATCCCGCGCCCGGCGCAGTTCTTGCGCAGCGTCACTAGATTGGCCGTTACCAGCTGCTGCTGGCTGCCGGTGTTGGTGACCGTGGTCATGGGCTGATCCAAGCCCCTGGAGTGGGCAGTGTTGAAACCGCCGTTGGCCTGGGCCAGGAAGGTGGTGGCGATACCCATCGCATGTGCGGCGCCGGCCGGCCGCTTGTAGTTTCCTCCGCTGGTGATGGTCGGCAGTGGCTTATCCATGGGAAGACCGCCTTCGTCGAACCGGAATTTCACCAGCTGTGGCGAAGCGAGCGCGAACGATCCTCCGCGCGGCCAAGCCGTTACGGTGTTCAGTGGCTGGTCCGTCGGCTGCACTGAATCTCTCGACCAGTTGGCGATCGGCACGATGAATGGCTTGGCGCGATCCAGCACCTCTCGCTTCACTCCCTTGGCGATCCGGCGTAGCGTGGCCTCAGCCAGCGGCTTCTTGCGATTGAATATGCTCTGGCTAGGGATGTTCCAGTCGATGCACTCAGCCGCGGTGCGGTAGGGCTTCTGTCCCTTTGCCGGCTTCTCCGCATGGGTCGGCTCCGGCCAGACGATGTGCTCTCCATCCCGGCGTGCCACCAGGAACAGTCGCTCCCTGCTGGTCGGCGCGCCGTAGTCGCAAGCCCGCAGCACGCGGTGCTCGACCACATATCCCAGGCCTTCCAACTGCGCGAGGAGCCGCCACCAAGTGCTTCCCTTACGCTTGGGGTCAGGCACCAGAAACTGCTGCTCCCGCGGGACACGCTCGCCCGGTTCGGCCACGGTGCCGTCCAGGCGCATGACGCGGCCAGTCTTCTTGCAGCGCTTGGCGATCAGCGGGCCCCACTGGCGGATCTGCTTCACGTTCTCCAGGCTGATGATGCGCGGCTGGGCAATTCCGGCCCACTTGATCACCACCCATGACAGGTCGCGGATCTCTTTCTTGCGTGGCTGCCCGCCAGCCGCTTGGCTGTGGTGGGTGCAGTCCGGCGAGGCGTGGAACCAGCCGATCTTCCGGCCGGCGAGAACCTGCACGGGGTCAACGTCCCACACGTCCGTCTGCAGGTGCAGGGCGCCCGGGTGGTTCGCCTGGTGCATGCTGATCGCCGCTGGATTGTGGTTGATGGCGATGTGCACCGGACGCTCCAGTCCCATCTCCAGACCGGTGCTGGCCCCTCCGCCGCCGGCGAACAGGTCTACGTTGATTTCCTCGTCTTGCTCGTTGAGCGGGAGGGCGTACTGCGTGCGGAAGTCGAGTGGGGCCAGATTCTTCAGAAATGTCATGGCTTTCTCCATGCAAAGCGCCGCCGTGCCGCTGCAGGCCAGAGGCTGGCGGGGTGCTCTGTCGATCTAGGTTGGGGTGGGTTACGCTTCGGCTCGGTCGAGCCTGTCGGCTTCAGCGGCGCCTTCGCGGTAGATTCGCCGCGCCACGTTTTCAGTAATTGCTATTTCGTGGCGCGGAGTTGCGAGCATCGGCGCTGATCCTGCGGGGCCAGCGGCGTGGGCGTTGAGGATCAGCAACTGGATCGCTTCGGCCTGTTCCTCAATTCCGTGCCAGGCCATCAGTTCGAGCAGCATGGCCTTGATTACGGGCCTAACTCGGTGTCGTAGCTCAACCTCGCCGGCGGCGGCCCGCTTTGCGGCGGACTTGGCTGAGCGTTCGGTAGACGTCTTGGCGGCCATCACTGGACCCCCGCGATTCGGTACCGATCGTACGGCCAGAATTTCTGGCCGATCTCCACCATTCCGTCGTCTGCCATTCGCCAAGCAAGAGCAGCCACATCGCCAGGATGCATTCCACAGGCGCGGAATATCCTGCTCTTGCTGACCCACTCGCCGCCGGCCTTGCGAAGCTGATCAAGAATCGTCTGGCGTGCCAGGTCAGCATCAAATGGGTAGTACGGTTCGCCAAGCTGGCGAGGCTTTCGCCTGTCCTGCGCCCGGGGCTTGCGCCGCTCGGCCCGAACTGGCTCGAAGTCTAAGCACAGGGCGAGCTGCTCGGCTGCTGTCTTTGCCATCAGTGGCTCCTCGATTCGTGATACCCGGCCAGCCAGGCACAGCGCTGGCCGAGCATCCATTCGGGGTAGGGGCAGGGTTCGCCGTCGTAGGCCTGCAGGCCCTCGCGGTAGGCGCGCTGGTGCCTCATGGCTCCTGCCAGTTCAGCGTCTTGGTGTGACTGCAGTGCTGGCACTTCCAGTGCCGGTGCTTGTGGTAGCCGGCGAGCCTCATCGGCTTCAGGTGGCAGCGGGGCGGCTCGACCAGTTCGACCGGCTCCGGCTTCTTCACCGGGAACGGCACGCCCGGGAGGATGCCGAGCACCTCGCACACGTCGTCGACCACCTGGGTGGCGTGCTTCATCACCGCGTCGTCGTCCAGCTCCTTGGCCAGCCTCTTGACCTTCGGCTGGTGCGGGCGGAACACGTCGCTGGCGACTCGCCGTGCGGTGGCACGGACGGCGGCGGCCGTTCCGTGCTCCTTGAGCGCCCAGGCCATTGCCAGGGCGTAGCAGAGCGGGTTGACCTTTGCCGACCGAGTGTCCATCAGGAACGCCGGCATATGGCCGATGCCGGAGAGCATCTGCAGGGCTGCGCTCATGCCCGGCCTCCTGCCTTCCTGATCTTCGTTGCCTGCTTTCGCTTGGGGACAGTCTCGGGGTCGATCTTGCTGCGGCGCGGCGGCATGGGCTTTGGGGTGTAGGTGGGCGCAATGACGATTCCGCGGCCGGCGGCTTCGTGCTGGGCCATGAGAGCGGCAAAACGCTGCCTGTCCCGCTCCTTCGAAGCGAGAGTGTTGATTGCGTCGTACATGGGATATCCGAGGCCGGTCAGCGCCGGCGGTGGGTTAGGCGGGGAGGGTCGCTAGAAGGGGATGTCGTCGTCGAAAGCGTCTGCGGGCGGCTGCGGAGGCTGAGCTGCCGGTCGCTGTGCTGGTGGCTGCTGCCGTTGCGGCTGCGCCTGCTGGTCCTGGCCGTCGCTGGCGAACTTGATCTCGCTCGCTCGGCAAACAAGCTTCACGCCCTGGCTGCCGTCACCCTTGCGGAACTCCTCGATGTGCAGGTCGCTGCCGGTGAAGAAAACCTGCTTGCCCTTGAGCAGGTAAGGCGCAAGGCCCTCGGCCTGCTTGCCCCACAGGGCGATCTCGTACCACTGGGTAGGCTTCTTGCCATCTTGGCCCTTGCGTCCATAGTCGACGGCCACGGGGATATTGCAAACCGCATCGCCGCTTGGCGTGTAGCGCAGTTCGGCATCGCGGCCGATGCGGCCAAATTCTGATACTGGCATTTTGTTTCCTTTTCAGTTAGGCCGCATGGGCTTGCGACTTGATGTAATCCATGGCCCCGCCGAACTTCTCGGCGGGCAGGCTATCGAGGCCAGGAATCTTGATGCTCGCGCACCATTCGGCCTCGCTCATGCCGGCGACGGTGATGGCCTGGCGGAGATGCTCGACCTGCTGCGTGGTGACTTTCGGCTTCGGTACCGCCTGCGGTTCCTGCCGCCTCGGCGCATGACCGACCGCGCTGTTGGCGTCGTCGTCCTCTTGGGCGATGCCTGCAACCGCAGCTAGCGAGTACCTACGACAATATGTGATCGCCGAGCCAACACCCTGGGCATCCTGCTTCGACACCGGGGCGGATATGACGCTGCTCATCCACTGCCCTGATCTGTGCATCAGCACTGTTTCCACGCTGACAATTCCAGCCTCGAAGCTGGGGCACTGCGACACCGACAACCCATTGGCCGAAAATACCGGGCGCACCGTGTTCAGGATCTCGGCCAGGTCGGCATATTTGCTCTTGAAGTGCGGGTTGTCGCTGGACTTGGCTGCGTTCTCAAGCTCGCCCTGGGCCTTGGCAAGGGCAGTGGCAAGCTCGTTGATCTGTTCGGACTTGTTCATGGCTACCTCGGTTGGTTGTCCCATTGCCGCTCGATCTGGCGGCGCTCGTCTTCGTATTCCTTGCGCTGCTCGCCCTGGAAACGCTCAGGGCGAAACTCTCCCTGCTGCATCCAGTCGAGCTGGGCAGCCAGGCGGGGGGATGTGGTCATAGGGGTACCTGTGGAGAGGCCAGCCGATACCGCTCGATGGTGAGCGACGATGAAGGTGATGACGCAGACGTCGATCAGGATCAGGCGGGCGATGAAGATGCGCTTGGCGCGGCGGTAGCTGGTCATGCTCTGGCTTCCAGGGTGGCCAGGGCGCGGATGTGGCGCCAGTAGTCGCGTCGCTCTGCGGCGGCCGTATCGTTGAGCGGCACGATGCGAACCGAGTAGCCGGCGCGCAGCCAGGCCAGCGCGACGGACGGGCTGCGAGTTGTCATGCGGCCCCCTTGTGGAGCTGCTTCCAGCGGTTATCTGCTGCGGCGCTTGCTGAATTACGCCAGTAGAGGTGGTCGTTATCGGTGAGCAGGCCGAGCTCATAGGCAAGCTCGATCATCCCTTGGGCGAACCATTCGCTTGGGCATTTCGATTTGCCTATCGATTCGATCTCGTGGCGGATCATCTTCTCGGCCTTAGCCTTGTCCCAGGCACGCTGCGAGGCGCTCATGCGTGAGCCCTTACGTCAAATCCCATGCGGGCAAACTGTGCTGCCAGCGGTTCTGGTTGCCGGGGAAGTCCAAGGTTCCGCGCGACACGCTTGGCATGCTCCAGTCCAGCCATGTCATGCGCAGATACGATCCAGCGAGCTAGATCCTGTCGGTCCTTGTTGATCTTGCTGAGCGACTCGCAGATATTGACCTCGCTCATGCCGTCCAGGGGTTTCCCGATCTGGCTGCTGATGACTCGCTCCAGCATCGCGACGCGCTTCTCGGCACTCCTCGCACGGTTGCGGGCATGGACCATCTCGATGCGGAACCGCTCGGCCAGGCGCTGGTCTTCCGTTTCCTCGCGGCCTTCCAGCTTGCGCAGCTCGGCCTCCAGGCGGCTGACTGTTGCCCAGTCGGAGGCTGCCGATTCTCGATTCGGCGCCGCATGTGCGGCCCTCCGCGCATCCTCGATCTCGGCGCGCAGTTTTTTGGGTGTTTGCATGGCTTTCTCCTTGTCGTGCACATGGGGAAGCCTCCTCGGGAGAGGTGGCTTTCTGATGGGTACGGGGGAGGAGGGAAAGGCCCGTGACGTGGGCCAGGCGGTCGCTCTGTCGCCGGCGGCGCGACTGCCACCACCGTGGGAAACCGACATTCATCGGCCACCCTGGCTTGCCGTTTACTCGAACGCGAGCGCGCCTGGTCTGGCGTTGACCGCACCAGACCTGCAGCCGAGTAACTGCAGCTAACGCTCACGCATGCCGAACGGCCACGGTGTTGCAGTGTTCTGTGAAGGGCGGCATCGGTGGAGTGGTCTGGCCGGATGCGATCCCGGCATTGGCTGCCCGTGTAGCCACACCTGTCGATGTCGCCTCGCCTGCGCATTCAGACCACTCCCCGATGCCGCCCTGGTCTACTTGGTGCGGATGCCTGCGGCGTGGATTGCGGCGCGGCAGTCTTGAATGGTGTCTTCTCGGGAGCGGAATGGCACAGGCTCCGGCAGCTCAACCACCACCGCCTCGCGCGAGGCCTGCCAGGCCCACCAAGCGGACCGGACTGCAGGGTTTGCGTATCGCTCCGCGTCTACTTCGCTTCGACTCCAATCAACTTCGTATCCGCCGGCTTCAGCCTCAGCGTTCATTGCCGCCTCGAACTCCGCCCTTACCTTGTCTTGTTCCATGTCTCTCTCCTGCGGTTGCTTCCCGCTGCCCGCTCTCTCGAACGGGCAGAAGGAAACGCCGATCAGCGCTTGCCGAGGTAGCCGCCAAGGCTGGTCATGGCCAAGTCGAAGCCGCGCTTCCAGTCCCATTCGCCCAGGAAGTAGGCGCGGAACGATTGGCTATCAAGCGAGATGGTTTCGTCGACTGATCGCTCCATCATGGCGATGATCTCGTCGTAGTCGGCGGTGTGGTTTTCAGGCTTCGGCAGCTTGAATGCGATGTCGCTCAAGTCGCCTTTCTTGGCGCGCTTCAACGCATCGGAGAGGAACTTGATCGCCGCGTCTTTGTAGTCCTGAGCGGCAGTTTCGTAGTCGACGGTGTGGCGTTCGCGGCCTTCTTTCAAGGACTGGATCAGCTCCAGTCGGCTTACGTTCACGCTGCGATTGTTTGCATGAAGCATCTGTGTTTCCTCCGGTTACTTCCCAATGCCGCCTCGGTGAGGCGGCATCAGGAAACGTTCGGCCGTTGTCTTGCCCCGGTTGGCCCGCTGCTGATTGCAGGCGTTCCGGCTGATTGGGGGTGGCCGCGGAGCTTCCTGTTCACCTGGCTCGATCAGCGTTGCCGGGTGGTCATCGGTACGAGTTGAAACGCGCTTCCCTACAGCTCCTGTATGGCCCGCTTGAGTGGGGCAGGTCTGCGCGAGTTGCCGGTCCGTTCACCGGCTGGGCTTGCTACTTCATGGGCTGTTCCTCCTGTGCTGGTCTTTCTGGTCCACGAGAAAGACCGTGGACCATTGGCCGGCGTTACTCGCCACCTCCGGCTGGGCGGTGATTTCTTTCCGTACGTTTACGGTGTCACCTAGCCCTAGGTGCCTTCTCACGCCCTCATCTCAGGCATCCGGCAGTTCGGGTTCAGCGCAACCCTCCATCCGTTCTGCGTGGCCGCCCCTGTGTTCCTGGCCGGCTGACGCGTCACCTGATTTCGAGCTGGCAGGGTTCTCCCTGCGATATCCGGCTCCAGAACCGGCACGGGCGACTGTTTAGCTTTCTCACCACCGGAATCCCGGTAAGTCGCTGGTTCACGTCGAGTTTTGAAAGAGCATTCCCGGCTACCCGGAGGCATCGCTGCCTGTCTCGGCGCTGTGTGCGCTTCGATGGGCGAACAATACGTAAACGTATTAGATTGGTCAATACGAAAACGCATTGATTTTTCTCTGGGCAACAAAAAACCCGCCGAAGCGGGTTTCTATTGGCGTTTCGCTTTCGTATGGACCTTAGAAGACCGATGGCGGCAATTTAGCGTCTATAACCCTTCCGACTATTGCGATGCCTTCATCCATCTTTATCGTCTCAAAGGCCGGGTTTAGGGGCTCAAGGTACTCTCCGGCATCCTTGATGTAGCGCCTAAACGTAAAGTCGCCATCAGGAAGCCTGGCTATATAGAGCTTCCCGCTTACGACCTCGAACCCTTCTGGCTGTATGAGGATTCGCATGCCTGGCGCAAAGCCGTGTCCGTCAGTGGGCGATATCATGGAGCGCCCCCTTACCTCCAACCAGTATCCCAGCGCTCCAGCGTCCTCGCTTGAGCCAATGAATTCTTCCGTGCCGTCAGTCTGCAATCCCTCGCCCGACTCAGTCCTCGCGCGCGCCGCGCTCCAATCTATCAAGGGGTACTTCCTCTTTTCCCGATCAGGCTGAACGACAGGCAGTACGTTGCTTTCGTGCCCGCCACCGAAGAGAAGCCACTCAGGCGTTACCCCTAAAGCCCGGGCAATTTTCGTAATAGTTGTCCGCCTGGGGCTCTCGCTCTCGCCAGAGATTATCCGATTGATAGTTGGCTGCGGGACTCCCGACCGCCTAGATAGTTCCCCCTCAGACCAGCACTTGATTTTTATCAATCGCTCGAGTCGCTCAGCAATAGTCATTTCCGCACCGATACATTCTTGTATCGCTCGATTGTATTGCTCCGCGTCATACGATTGCGTATCATCGCTCATACATAACCTAATTGGATTCGTGTGATGACTATCCAAGAAATGCTCGCAGAGCTGTCGAGTTTCGGGCTTTCCCAGCGAGAGATCGCTGAGGCTTGCGGCACAAGCCAGCCAAACATCAACCGCGCCCTGAAAGGCACTTCCGTTCGCTACGAACTGGGGAAAAAGATCGAGAAGCTGCACGAGATGGCTACTCGAGTTTCTGCCCGGACGGCTGCTTAACCCTAAAAGACAAGGAAATCCATATGTCCATGAACGCATTGAGCCCCGAGCAGGATGCAAGGGCACGCAAGAACTACAGCCAGCTCATGCAGAGGCTTGGATCGGTTGGTAACGCGGCCGTCGCGCATGCAGTCGGGTGCGACGAGTCGACGATCAGCCGGATGAAGCCGGAGAAATTCCAGGAGTTCTCGCAAATCCTGGCCGTGCTTGATCTGAAGATCGTCCCGACCGAGATGCGCTGCTTTAACGAGCGCGACATCCAGATGTTCATCCACGGATCGAAGCGGTGGATGGAACACATCCAAGGGCCCGACCAGCTTCAGGAGGAATGACTGTGGGCGGGATTTTTCTACAGGCAATAAAAAACCCCGGAAAGCTTGGCAGCAGCCGGGGTTCTGTTGCGGCACATAAGCATGACATGCACAACGAGGACAGCATGACAAACATCGTCTCACTACGCAACACCGGGGGGTTTACCCGGATGGACAACAGCCTCATGGAGGCCCTGGCCACGGTTGATCTGCCGGCCAGGGAGTTCCGCATTCTGATGGCTATCGCTCGCCATACCATCGGCTACCAGCTCGAGAGCAAGCGCCTGTCTGCCGACGAGATCGGCAAACTGACCAACATGCGCCGGGACGTAGTCTCGAAGGCAATCAGCCACCTGCTCGAGCGCCGGGTCATCTTCCGTGTCGGTGGAAGCCGCGGCGAGATCGGCATTTCGCCGGTAGCTGAATGGGCCTTCTTCGGTGGGAAAAGGCACTGTCTCAGTGAGACCAAAACGTCTCACTCAGCCCAAATCGTCTCACTGAGAAATGACGCGAGTGAGACCGAAACGGCAACTTCCCTTCTCTATTCAAAGAAAGAACCCCTAGTAACTCTTCCTTCGGAAGAGGTTACTGCCCCCCCAGCGACTGACGTCGCCGTGGTGGCCGAACCGGCCCCCCTGGTTTCGTTCGATGGGGAGGACTTCCAAGTCGACACCTCCCTGATCACTCGCTGGGCCAAGAAATTCCCTGGCCTGGCTGTCGAGGCAGAGCTTGAGACGGCCGCTTCCTGGGCGGCCGACAACCCCCGCAAGGCCAAGAAGGACTGGCAGCGCTTCCTGTCCGGCTGGATGCGCCGGGAAGCCAGCAAGGTCTTGGTGGAGGGAAGCTGCCCTGTCGACAAGATCATCGACCTGTACCACCGCACCTGCCCGAGCCTGGCCCCGGTGTCCGTGACGACCGATCGCAACCTGCGCGCCCGGATCGTCGAGCGCTGGAACGAGTCCGAGGCCCAGCAGAACAGCGGCTTCTGGAAGGGCTTCTTCCTGAAGGCCAACCTGCGCAACGAGGTCTACTACGGCGGCGAGCGGGTCAAGCCGCGCCTCGAGGCCCTGGTCAGCCGCTCCGTGTTCCGCGCCATCGTGGAGGCCGCGCAATGATCGAACTTCACAGCCTCGAGGCCGAGCACGGCGTCATCGGCGCAATGCTGATCCAGCCGCACCTGATCGACGTCCTAAGCGAAGACCTGTCCTCCGACGCATTCGCCTATCCCGAGAACGCCGACCTGTACCGGCTGATCCTAGCCCTGCACGGCGACGGCAAGCCGGTCGACATCATCACCCTGAGCGACCGCAAGGCCATGCTGGCCAATGACGTGCAGACCCTGGTCTACGCGGCCGAGATCCAGCAGAACACCCCGAGCGCGGCCAACGCCAAAGCCTACGCGCAGATCATCCGCGAGCGCGCCATCAGCCGGCAGATCGCCCAGGCTGCGGCCCGCATCCACGAAGTGGCCCACGATCAGGCCAGCATCGAGGACAAGATCGCCCAGGCGCAGGCCGCGGTGCTTGGGCTGGACGCGACTGGATCAGATACCGAATGCCAGATGATCGGCGACATCCTGCGCGAACATCTCGACATCCTCGAGGAGCGCCACGATCGCACCATCAGCGGCGTGACCATCGATGGGCTGGCGTCTGGTATCCCGGACCTCGACAAGCACACCCAGGGCATGAAGTCGGGCCAGATGATCGTGATTGCTGGTCGGCCTGCGATGGGCAAGACCACCCTGGCCATTAACATCGCCGCCGACATTGCAATCCAGCAGCGCAAGCCTGTTGCCGTCATCAGTCTCGAGATGAGCAAGACGCAGCTGATGGATCGCCTGCTGGCTGCCGTGGGCGGGATCCCGCTGCCTGCGCTCAAGGATGGATCCTGCTCGCACCGGTACAGCACAGAGCTGGCCGCGGCAGCACTCAAACTCAACGATGCGCCTATCGCCGTCTCTGACGTCCCGGTAATGACCATGCCGCGGATCCGCTCCATCGTCCGCCGGCAGAAGCACCGCATGGGCGGAATGGGCCTGGTGGTCATCGACTACCTCGGCCTGGTCGAGGGCGAGGGCAGCAGCCGCGTGGAAGACGTCACTGCCATGTCCCGCCAAATCAAGCTGCTCGCTCGAGAGATCGGATGCCCGGTCATCGTCCTGTCCCAGCTCAACCGAGGCTGCGAGTCCCGCCCGGACAAGCGCCCGGTGCTCTCTGACCTGCGCGAGTCCGGCGCTATCGAGCAGGACGCCGATATCGTGATGTTCGTCTACCGCGACGAGGTGTACCACCCGAACACCCAGGACAAGGGCATCGGCGAGGTGCTGATCCGCAAGAATCGTGACGGTGAAATCGGAACTGTCCTGACCTGCTTCCAGGGTGACAAGTCCCGCTTCGTTCCGCTCTCGCATCACGCAAGGCAGGAAGCCGTCGCAGAGGAGGGCTGGTGATGATCCTTCCCGATCAAGAGCGGCGGCGCCGTTGGCAAGAACTCCGCGAGCAGATCAAGCAGAACCAGTCTGAATCGAGAGCGAAGAGGGTAGAGAAATTCATTGCAGAGGTTGAAGAGGGCTATGCCCTTGTGGCGCGTAAGCCCAAGAAGGAGAACCGGAATGGCTGACATACCCCGCTGGCTCCCGCTGAGCCACCAAGCCGAGTCGCGCCGGCAGCGCGCCACGAAGCTCCGCGCCCAGATCGAGGCCTTCGAGGCCGTCCTGGCAGAACACAGGGCCGCCGTCGAGGCGCTGAAGATCAAGAAGGGGGTGGCAAATGGCTGATTGGAGCGAGCTGAATCGGTTGGCGGAGGCGGCAACGCCGGGGCCGTGGAAGATACATGACCCTATTGAACATGCTCCCGGGGCGAACTTCGGCGTGGATAGCGCGAAGAGTGAAGTCGTCGTTTGGTGGGGGTCCGGCTACAACGGGATTCCGGTCACCGCAGACGCCGAGTTCATCGCCGCGGCCAACCCCGCCGTGGTCCTGGCCCTGATCGCCGAGAACGAGCGCCTAGACCATCTGGCTGAGGCGGTGAACGGCGCCATGCATGAAGCAGGAATACTGGTGGATGCCGACCCAGTAGAGTTGGCGGACGCGATCCATAAGCTGCAGGTCAGGGCTGCCGCTGAAAGCCAGGCCGCACGGTATTGGCGGAAGCGCTTCGACGAGGACACCACCGAGGCAATCGACCAGCTCAAGGCCGAGAACGAGCGTCTTCGTCGAATCATCAGCGACAGCGCTACAGCCTGCGGCGCGGCAATGTCGACCGAGTGCACGGTCGAGTTCATGGGCTACCTGCCAGTAGAGATTGCTGGCGTGCTCAAGCAGCTCAGAGCTTCCCTCGCCGCTGAGCAGCGCCGGGCCGCAGTGCTGGAGCAGAACTGCGCGGAGATGGCGGAAGCGCTGGAGCGGGTGAGGGCGGATGCGGAGCGTTACCGCGGCGTGCGGCGAGTAGCCAATTCCCAGGGCTACACCGACGAGCAGTTCGACGCGCAGACAGATGCGCAGACAGATGCGCGGATTGCTCACTTCGAAGTCGCCATGGGTAAGGGAGGTGACGCATGAAGTGCTTCACCGAGGCCGAACTGCTGGAGAAACTGCGCGAGGCATACAACGCTGGCTTTGATCGTGCGCACAGGAGTGGCCATCAATCCCTTGTCCATCGGGAGGCTTACGAGAACGACCGCAACGTGGCTGTCCTGCGGATCGCCCGCTCGGACTCTGGCGGATATGACGGGAAGGGAGGGCGCGCAGATGCGTAACTACGCGAAGCCTGATAGCTACAGCCAGGCAGAGTGGGAAATGGTTCAGGGCTACATGCGCGGCCATGACGGCCTTCCGGCTGAGCGCCGCGGCGCGGCGTACATGCACGGATACCGGAATGGCGTCGCAGATCGAACCGGGGTTCCAGTTGATAGAGCTGACGTGATGCGCCGGCGCGCCGACATGATTCTGGGAGGCTCGAATGTCTAGTCCAACCTTCCCCATCCGCACCGAGATGGATCGGCAGCGGGCTATCCAGATCCTGCAGCGCGTCGACCTCGACGCCGGCATGGTCTGGAGCCTGCGCGAAGAGGCGCGTACCGACGCCCAGAACCGACGCATGTGGGCAATGCTCCGCGACATCTCCCACCAGGTCGACTGGTACGGCCAGAAGCTGAGCGATGAGGACTGGAAGCACATCTTCAGCGCATCAGTCGAGAAGCAGCGCGCTGTGCCCGGCTTGGATGGCGGCTTCGTTGTCCTGGGCGTCTCGACCCGCAGGCAGAGCAAGAAATGGTTCAGCGACATGTTCGAGGTGATGGAGGCCTTCGCCGCTGAGCATCAGGTGAAGTTCACCACAGCGGATCACTGGGGGATCGCAGCATGAAGATCGTCTCCAAGAAGCTCCGCGACAGCGCCCGCGGGCAATCCTGCACCCTGCGCCTGCCCGGCTGCGGCCATGACGACGGAACTGTGGTGCTGGCCCATCTGCCGTGCGGCCAGAAAGGGACCGGTATGAAGGGGCCGGATCAGATCGCGATCTTCGCCTGTCACCACTGCCATCAAATCGTCGATGGACCGAACCGCTGGGAAGTGCCGGCGGCCGACTATCTCCGCGCCCTGGCCGAGACCCAGCTGATCTGGGTCCAGATGGGGCTGATAACGATCAAAGGTGCCGCATGACGCTGGACGAGTTCGTGGCCTGGAACCGCAGGCTGCTGGAAGAGATGGGGCTGATACCAAAGGGGCAGGAAGAAGCATGAGCACGCAGAGCGCAATCCGAATCAACGAAATCGAGGTAAGCCCGGTCGTCGTTCGCGGCCAGCGCGTCCTGACCTTTGCCATGGTCGACAAGATCCACGGGAGATCGGAGGGGACGGCGAAACGCAACTTCACCGAGAACAAGGCCCGCCTGACCGAGGGCGAGGACTACTTCTTGGTGCGCCACTCTCAAAAGGACGAACTCCGTACTTTTGGGATCGAGGTCCCGCCGCGCGGTCTGACGGTCGTTACCGAGTCCGGCTACCTGCTGCTGGTCAAGTCCTTCACCGACGACCTGGCCTGGAAGGTCCAGAAGGAGCTGGTGGGGGTCTACTTCCGGGCGAAGGAAGCCCGCTACAGCGCAATGCGCCACCTTGACGAAGCCATCGCGGAAATGGAGGCCGACAAGGCCATTGCTTCGAAGTGCGGCATGGCCCTGGCCCGCTGGAAGAAGATCCGCAAGGAGCACATCAAGGCGGTCGAGACGGCCACCCGCCGCGCTCAGCTGCTGCTGGGGTTTTGAGCATGAAGATCTCCCCCGTAGACGTACAGGCACTGAACGGCGATGACGGACAACACGAAGCAGATCGGCCCTTCGGGGAGCACTGGCTCATGGAATTTGGCCTCATTGACTGCCGAGAAGCGGGCGGAGATCGAGGCGCACAAGGCCGAGTGCCTGGAGCGGTACAGGGCGGCCATAGAACTGGCCTGCTCGATCTACTCCCAGCGCAGGGACAAGGGGAACGGGTGGTGCATGTGGGCGGAGAGGGAGCTGGCGGCGCGGCCGGAGCTGGAGCAAGAGGCCCGGGCGAAGTTGAACCGGTTGATGAAGGGGCAGGGCAGTGAAAGCTCCCGTTCCAACTGAGCATATCGAACAGGTCAACCTCGTGAAGTGGTTCGACCTGCAATACAAGGCCCTGAGAGGCCGCCTGGTGGCCATTCCGAACGGCGGGGATAGGCACGGCGCGGTTGCAGCAAAGCTCAAGGCTGAAGGGGTCCGCAAGGGCTTTCCGGATCTGCTGCTGCTTACGCCGCGCGCCGGGTATCACGGGCTGGTCATTGAGATGAAGCGGGTTAAGGGCGGCACGCTCAAGGATGAGCAGGCCGAATGGCTCGAATGGCTGGCCGGGCAGGGCTACATGGCCGTGGTGTGCAAGGGGGCTGATCAGGCCCGCGAAACGATCAAGAGATATCTGGGGGGAACGGCATGATCTATTCGAGCGTGATTTCTGCAGTAGTCCGGGCTCTGGCGGCCGAGACGATCAACAGCGCCGGCGGCTGCGACTTCGAGCCGAAGGTCCAGTCCGGCAAGGTGAGCGGAGAGATTTCCGGGAAGGATGCCGCGCTGCTGGCCGACAGCATCGTATTCAAGACCCTGCGTGCTGAACTCTCCCCGCGCCACTGGTGCGCGCTTCTGGCCAAGTACAGCACCCACAAGGGCCGCAAGGTCGAGGCTATCGGCAGACTTGTGGCGGTAGTGCAAAGCCCTGCTCCGCAGCTGTTCACCCGGAAGGCTGTAACGGCCTGGGCTATCCCCCAGATCAAGGGCGCCAAGCCGCATCTGGCGAAGCTGAAGGCTCCACCGCGCCGTCCGGATGAGCAGAAGTGGGGATGGCGGAACGACGCTGCCGAGCAGGCCGTGTCCCGCGCCAACGAGAACGCAGCACGGCGCGCCGAATCGCGCTCCAGCGACATGATCGTGCTGGCCGACTCGAACTACGACATGGCCCTGTGGGATAACCAAGGGCTGACAGAGCGCACATATCAGCGCTGGAACAAGTCGATCAAGGGTTCGCTAGAGGGGCTGGTGAATGAGGCCTTGGCGCAGGCTCAGGAGGCTCTGGAGGCAGTTGGATTGCTTTCGTGCGAGGCTGCGTAGTGGAATATCTCGAATAATTCCTGATCGGCGCAATTTATGATTGCATGAAGAGTCGCCGTGTCGCATTATTTCTCCATCCTGTCGATCTTGCGCGTTGAGGATCGATAATCAAATTCAAAGCCCCGGCACAGAGCGATCTGGCCGGGGCTTTTTCGTTTCTGCCCCGCGCGGGGATATCGAGACATGAAGATGCCCGAGAAGTCCCCAGAGTTCTGGGTCGGCGTCGTGTTAGCCCTTCGTGAGCAAGGTCTGGCCATGATGCTGACATTCATCCTTTCCTACCTCCGCATCCGCCTATATGGCGATCAGCCAAGCATCGTGCGCTCGCTGATCGAGGCTGCCGTCGGCGCGCTGCTGGTGATGATCGTTGGCCTGGCCGTAAATTCCGCCGGCCTGAATGTGGCCTGGACTCTGCTGACCGGCGGATTCGTTGGAATCTTGGGTATTGAGCAGGTGCGCACGCTGGCTCAGAAATGGGCTGCGCGCAAGGTTGAGGGGCAGTGATATGGCTCTTACCCCAAAACAGCAGCGATTCGTCGACGAGTACTTAATCGACTTGAATGCCACGCAGGCCGCGATCCGAGCTGGGTACAGCGAAAAGACTGCAAAGATCATCGCTGCACAGAACTTATCGAAACTTAACATTCGGATCGCCATCGACGGGCGGATGAAGGATCGAGAGCGTCGTACCGAGATCACTCAGGATCGAGTGCTTCAGGAGCTGGCAAAGATCGGCTTCTCGGACATTCGCCACGCCGTAGAGTGGGGGCCTGAGGTGATGATCGTTGACGAAGAGACCGGCGAGACTGCGGTATCGAACGGCGTCGTGCTCATCCCGTCGAGCAAGATCGATCCCGATACCTCCGCCGCAATTTCCGAGATTAGCCAGACTGCCCAGGGCCTGAAGATCAAGCTGCACGACAAGCGTGCCGCTCTGGTCGACATCGGCCGGCATATTGGCATGTTCAAGGATCGCGTCGAGGTGACGGGTAAGGATGGCGGCCCCCTCCAGTCGATTTCCACTGTGACCTCCGACCCACAGGAGGCTGCGAAAATCTATCAGCAGCTAATGAACCCATGAGATGCCCATCCCGTTCCCCTATGACTTCCGAAACCCGGACTACGTGCAGGTGTTCGAGTGGCGGGCGGAACGGATGCGGCGCATCCGCGAAAGGCCTGATCTTCTTCCGGCCCTGAAGCTGTTCTATCGGGACAACCCTGCTCAGTTCATCATCGATTGGGGCATGACCTTCGATCCGCGCAACGTCGAGCGCGGGTTGCCGGCGATGATTCCCTTCCTGCTGTTCCCAAAGCAGGAGGAGTGGGTCGAGTGGTTCATGGATCGCTGGAAGTCACAGGAGCCTGGAATCACCGAGAAGACCCGCGACATGGGGATGTCGTGGCTCACGGTCGGCTTGGCCGATACGGTCTGCCTGTTTCGTCGCGGGGTGGTGATCGGGTTCGGCTCTCGAAAAGAGGAATACGTCGACAAGATCGGCTCGCCGAAAAGCTTGTTCTGGAAGGCCCGCGAGTTTCTGCGCCTGCTGCCGTCCGAGTTTAGGGGGGGCTGGGACATCGGAAAGCATGCGCCGCACATGCGAATCATCTTTCCGGATACCGAGTCGGTGATTACCGGGGAATCCGGCGATGGCATCGGTCGCGGCGACCGGAGCAGTTTCTACATCGTCGACGAGGCAGCATTCCTGGAGCGTCCGCAGCTGGTCGACGCATCACTGTCGGCCACCACCAACTGCCGGCAGGACATCTCGACGCCCAACGGGATGGGGAACTCGTTCGCCCAGCGCCGGCACGGCGGAAAGGTCAAGGTCTTCACCTTCCACTGGCGAGACGATCCCCGCAAGGATCAGGCCTGGTACGACAAGCAGTGCGCCGAACTTGATCCGGTCGTCGTGGCCCAGGAGATCGACATCAACTACTCAGCCTCGGTCGAAGGCGTCGTGATCCCGTCTGCCTGGGTTCAGGCATCAATCGGTGCCCACTTGAAGCTTGGCGTCGAACCTACCGGAATGCGGCGCGGCGCGCTGGACGTAGCTGACGAGGGCGCGGACAAGAACTCCTTCGCTGGTCGCCATGGCTTCTTGCTGGATTTCCTTAAAACCTGGTCTGGTAAGGGCGGCGATATTTACGCCACCGTCATTGAGGCCTTCGCGATCTGCGACGGGAGTGGTTACGAAGGGTTCGACTACGACGCTGACGGCCTTGGCGCCGGCGTGCGCGGCGATGCCCGGGTGATCAATGAAGCCAGGCACGATGCGGGAAAGCGCAGGATCGACGATTCGCCATTCCGCGGATCTGGCCCCGTGCATGACCCAGAAGGCGAGATGGTCAAGGAGCGCAAGAACAAGGACTTCTTCGCGAACGCCAAGGCTCAGGCCTGGTGGGCGCTTCGGCTGCGCTTTCAGGCGACCTATCGCGCCGTGGTCGAAGGAATGAATTTTGACCCTGACGACATCATCAGCATCAGCTCGGATCTCGATGAGCTGACGGCACTGACGATGGAACTCTCCCAGCCGACCTACACGATCAACCAGGTCGGCAAGATCGTGATCGACAAAGCCCCAGAGGGCACGAAATCCCCGAACCGCGCTGATGCCGTGATGATTTGCTATCAGCCGGCAACCCGCGCACTGGACATCTGGAACAGGCTGGCAGGCTGATGAGAAAGAACCCGCGACAACAGCAGCGCCTGGCAGCCAAGATCGGCCGCGAAACAGATCAGGCCCGCAAGTCCTTCATGACCAAGGACAGCTTCGAGAACTTCGCGGCCCGCGTCGGTCTGCAGGCCAACAATCAGAACGCGGCCAGCCATTACACCTTCGATCTGATCAGCCGCAACCGCGTGCAGATGGAGGCAGTGTACCGCTCCAGCTGGATCGCCGGCATGGCGGTCGACCTGGTGGCGCAGGACATGACCCGTGCCGGCATTGAGCTGCAATCAGACCTCGACCCGCAGGACAAGGACCGACTGAACAAGGCGCTCGAGCGCCTACAGATCTGGAATCAGCTCTGCGACACGGTGAAGTGGTCACGGCTCTACGGCGGCGCGATTGCCGTGATGCTGATCGATGGCCAGGACGTCAGCACGCCGCTGCGGATGGACACCATCGCCAAGGGTCAATTCAAGGGCCTGCTGGTTCTAGATCGCTGGCTTGTCCAGCCGTCGCTCGAGGATCTGGTCACCGAGTACGGTCCGCATCTCGGAAAACCAAAGTACTACACCGTGGTTGCGGACGCTCAGGCACTGATCAACCAGCGCATCCATTACTCGCGGGTGATCCGACTGGAAGGGGTACAGCTCCCCTACTGGCAGCGCATTGCCGAGAACGGATGGGGCCAGTCGGTACTGGAGCGTCTGTGGGACCGCCTGATTGCGTTCGACAGCACCAGCTCTGGTGCATCGCAGCTGGTCTACAAGGCCCACCTGCGCACCTATAAGGTCAAAGATCTACGCGGGCTGATCGCCACTGGCGGCAGGGTCTTCGAGGCTCTGGTCAAGCAGATCGACATGATCCGCCTGTACCAGTCCAACGAGGGATTGACCCTCATGGATGCGTCAGACGAGTTCGAGGCGCATCAGTACGCATTCTCCGGCCTTTCCGATCTGCTGCTGAGCTTCGGCGAGCAGATTTCCGGCGCCCTGCAGATTCCGCTTGTGCGTCTGTTCGGGCAATCCCCGGGTGGCCTGAACAGTTCCGGAGACAGCGATCTGCGGACCTACTACGACAACGTGGCGGCCTGGCAGGACAAGGACTTGCGGCCGGGTGTTACCACGCTGCTGGAGGTTATTTCCCTGTCCGTGCTGGGGCGACCGATGCCGGATGGCTGGGATTTTCACTTCAATCCGCTCTGGCAGCTCACCGACACCGAGAAGGCCGACATCGGCAGCAAGGACACGGCGTCCATCGTGCAGGCCTACGATGCAGGGCTCATCAGCCGGGCTACGGGGCTCAAGGAGATGCGCCAGTCAAGCCAAACCACCGGGCTGTGGTCGAACATCACCGACGAAGACATCGAGGAGGCGGAGAACGATCCGCCGCCGGGATCTGAAGGCCTGGAGCTGACCGATGCGGAAGAAGAAACGCAACCCAGTCAGAACGAGCCGGCCGGAGCGTGAGTATCAGCGCGCTCTAACCCAGGTGGCGCGGCAGGTCGGCATGATCATCAGCGGCTTCCCGCCCGGCGATCCAGAGGCCTACCCGACGATTGAGCGAATCCTCCGACAGTATTCGGACACGCTGCACGACTGGGCTATCGCGACGGCCAGCCGGATGATCGCAGACGTCAATCAGCAGGACCGCAAGGCCTGGGTCCTGCGCGCCCAGGACATGGCTAAGGCGCTGCGAGACGAGATCCTGAATGCCGATACCGGTGTCGCGATGCGTGGGCTGCTGGCTGAGCAGGTGACGCTAATCAAGAGCTTGCCGCTCGAAGCTGCCAAGCGGGTCCATGAGCTGACGCTAAAGGGCATTGAGGACTCGACCCGTGCCAGCGAGATATCCCAAGAGATTCTGCGCTCCGGCGAGGTCTCGGCCAGTCGGGCCATGCTGATTGCTCGTACCGAGGTATCGCGCACCGCGGCGACGCTCACCGAGGCCAGGGCCAAGGCTGTCGGCAGCGAGGGATACATCTGGCGCACCTCGCATGACGGCGCCGTGCGTGAGTCGCACAAGGAGATGGAGGGGAAGTTCGTCCCCTGGTCTTCGCCGCCGACTCTCGACAAGCTCACCGGGCACGCAGGCTGTCTTCCTAATTGCCGATGCTGGCCCTCGCCGGTCATTCCCGAATAGCGCCGAGCTATCAACCAAACACAACCCGCTTCGGTGGGTTTTTTATTGTCCGGAGAACGGCATGCAGGTCAGAACGCAAGACGACGCCGGACGCTGGTTCGCGCCCGAGACGCTGAGCGCCCGGCAGCATATGACGCCGGAAGGCTTCCTGCTGTGCGAGTCCGTCCCTATCGCGCGCACCGGCACGCTGATCTACGACGAAAGCGAAATCCTCGGCAAGGAGGGGCCGCTGATCGAGGGCGGCGCCGGCGGCCAGGTGGTGATCGAGCGCAACCCCGACGAGGTGTTCCGAGCCGAAACGCTGGGCAGCTTCGAAGGCAAGCCGGTCACCCTCTCCCATCCCGACGACTTCGTGAATCCCTCGAACTGGCGACAGCTCAGCGTCGGCATCACCCAGAACGTCCGGCGCGGAACCGACGTCGAGTCCGACCTGGTGCTGGCCGACCTGCTGATCACCGATGCGGCGGCTATCGAAGAGGTCCGCGGCGGACTGCGGCAGGTCTCTTGCGGCTATGACGCCGACTACGAACAGCTGGCACCCGGCCGGGGCCGCCAGACCAACATCGTGGGCAACCACGTCGCACTGGTAGAGCGAGGCCGCTGCGGCCCGCGCTGCGCAATTGGAGACTCAGAACCCATGAGCAAGAATAAACGCAGCTTCGCGGATCGCCTCCGCGCGGCGTTCATGTCCAAGGATGCCGCCGCCGCCGAGGAGCTGGCGCAGGAAGCCGAGGTCATGGACGAAGACGGCGAGGAAGACCTCAAGGACAAGGCCAAGACCGGCGATGCCGCTGCTCTGGGCGCCATCCTAACGGAAGTCCGCGCGCTATCCGCCCGGGTCGGCGACATGGAGGCCAAGCTCGAAGAGAAGACCGAGGACGAGGAGCCCGATGAAGAGGTCGAGACTGCCGACGACATCCTGGGTGCCGAGCCGGCCAAGAGCAATCCGCAGGCTGCTGGCGAGAAGTACACCGGCGACAGCGCGGCGCTCATCGATCTGCGCTCGCGCGCCGAGATCCTGGCCCCCGGCATCACCTTCGGCACCCGCGACGGCAAGACCAAGGTCGCCGATCACCTCTGCGCCTGCCAGCGCCAGGCACTCACCAAGGCCATGGCCACAGATGCCGGCAAGGCAGCCGTTGAGCCGTTCCTGTCGGGACGCGCCCTCGATCAGCTGACTTCCGATCAGGTAGCAGCGGCCTTCACCGGCGCAAGCGAACTGGTCAAGGCCCGCAACAACGACAAGGGCGCCCCGCGTGGCGTTGCCACCGCCAAAGACTTCGGCAAGACCACGTCGGTCGCCGATATCAATCGCCGCAACCGCGAGCACTGGGCCGGCTCGGCCCGTAACTGAGGGAATACCCGATGAGCAACGCATTTCTGTACCGCATGCCGGCGGGCATTCCGGGCGACGTCACCCGCGCCAGCCAGTCCACCATCGAGCCGGTCGTGCTTGACCCGAATACCCCGTTCACCGCGTTCGGCGTGTTCGGCAAGATCGTCAGCAACAAGTTCGTTCCGTTCGGCGCTGGCGATGCCGACGGCGGCCAGTACGGCCTGTACGTACGCCCATATCCGATCACCGGCGGTTCCGGCTCCGATCCGCTCGGCACCGCTACCCCGCCCACCAAGGGAATCGCCGACTGCCTGCGCCGCGGCTACATGACCGTGAAGGTCAACGCCGGGACCGCCTCGAAAGACAGCCAGGTCTACGTGCGCGTCGCTGCTGCCGCTGCCGGCAAGCCCATCGGCGGCATCGAGGCCGTGGCCGACAGCACCAACACCATCGCCATCACCGGCGCCACCTTTATGGGCGCTGCCGACGCTTCCGGCAACGTCGAAATCGCCTACAACATCTGACGGAGATAGCTCGATGAGCAACCTGATTCTGCCGCGTGCTATCCAGCGTGCGCGCACCCGAGACGGCATGATGACCTTCGATGCGGCCACCATCGATTCGTCCGGCGTGTTCCTGATCGGCGAACTGGAGCGCCTGGACCAGAACCTGCACGGCCCGCTGGCCTCGGTAACCTGGTCGCGCGACATCATGCTCCGCGAGGACGTGTCCATCGCCGACGAGGTGTCCAGCTTCACGAATAGCACCTTCGCTGCGGTCGGCGGTACCAGCCCGAACGGAAAGGCATGGATCGGCAAGGACTCCAGCGCCATCGCCTCGCTATCCCTGGACATTGGCAAGACCGCCAATCCGCTGACCCTGTGGGGTATGGAGCTGTCCTGGACGCTGCCGGAGCTGGCCTCCGCCCAGCAGCTGGGCCGCCCCGTCGATGCGCAGAAGTACTCCGGCATGCAGCTGAAGTACAACATGGACATCGACGAGCAGGTGTACATCGGCGACACCGACCTCGGGATTACCGGCCTGGTCAACGCTTCCGGTGTGACCAATGTCAGCAACGCCGTCACCGGCACCTGGGGAACCGCCACGCCGGCGCAGATCCTGGCCGACGTGAACGAGCTGCTGAACAGCGTCTGGGCTGCCTCCGGCTATGCCATCTGCCCGCGCGAGCTGCGCCTCGACCCGCTGTCCTACAGCCGCCTGGTGAGCCGCATCGTTTCCGACGCCGGCAACATCTCCGTGCTCGAGTTCCTGCGGGTCAACAGCCTGTCCAACTCGGTCAACGGCGTTCCGCTGAACATCCAGCCGCTGAAATGGCTGACCAGCCGCGGCGCCGGAAGTACCAACCGCATGGTGGCCTACACCAACGAGCAGGACCGCGTGCGCTTCCCATTGGTTCCCCTGCAGCGCACCCCGCTGGAGTACCGCGGCATTCGCCAGATCACCACCTACTACGGCCGGATGGGCGTGGTGGAGCTCGTATACCCCGAGACGGTTGGCTATCGAGACGGCGTCTAAGGAGAACCAACATGGCATGGCTAAATGTTCTGAAGGACTTCAGGCTGAACCTGGAAGGCAGCATCAAGGTGTTCAAGGCCGGGCTGCAGGAGGTCGAGGACGAGGTGGCGCAGCACTGGTACGTGCGTGAGCACAGCGAGCCGCTGAGCCCCAAGCAGGCGAAGGCACTGCAAGCTGTCTCCGAGCCTGATCAGGCGATCGATCCTGCGACTGTCGATCAGAAATCCGAGGGCTGACCATGGATTCCGCCCAGTTCCGTGCGGATTTTCCCGAGTTCGACGACTGCGTCGCCTATCCGGACTCGGCAGTGAACCGATGGATCGGTCTCGCGGCAAAGCTGCTGCCGGCCTGCCGCTGGGAGGATCTGCTCGATCTGGGCACCGAGCTGTACGTTGCCCATAACCTCGCGCTGTCGGCGCAGCGCTACGGGATGGCGGTGATTGGCGGACAGTCCGGGCAGATCAAGGGGCCGCAGACCTCGAAGTCGGTCGACAAGGTTTCGGTCGGCTACGACGTGTCGGTGGTGACGCTAGAGGACGGTGGGGCTTACAACCTGACCTCCTACGGCATCCAGTTCCTGCAGCTGGCCCGGACGGTCGGTGCAGGAGGAGTTCAGTTATGAGCGTGAAAGTCACCCGCGACAACGTCGCAATGGTGCTGGAGTCCATCAAGCAGTTGGCTGGACAGGAAGTCCTGGTCGGCATTCCGGCCACCCAGGCCGAGCGCAGCGATGGAGATTCCAGTCCGCTGAACAATGCCCAGCTCGTCTACATCCATGAGAACGGCTCGCCGGCCAGGAACATTCCGGCGCGGCCATTTCTCGTTCCGGGTATTGACGAGCAGCTCCAAAGCATCAGGCCTCACCTGCAGAAGGCAGCGTCGGCAGCAATGGACGGCAATGCCGACAGGGTCCAGGTCGAGCTGAATGCCGCCGGCCTCATCGCCGCCGACGGAGCACGCCACAAGATCAACTTCGGCGACTTCGAGCCACTGTCGCCGGAAACGGTGCGCAATCGGCACAGGAGCCGCGGCACACAGTCGATGCGCGAGGCCGAGCGGCAGTACCTCGATCTGATCGCCCAGGGCTCTGCACCAGAGCAGGCCCAGTCCGAGACGGGAATCCGGCCGCTGATCAACACCGGTCAGTTGCGCAACTCGATCACCTATGTGATTCGCAAGAAGAGATAGCGCCATGGCTCTATTGGACGTCACCGAGGTTCTGCTCGATCCGGATTTCATGGACACCAGCCTCGTATGCCGGCGCATGGCTCAGTCCGTCGGCGACGATGGGCGGGCAGAGAGCGTCGAAAACCAGATTCCCTTCGCCGGCGTCGTAACCAGCGACAAAGGGGACATCCTCGAGCGGTTGTCCGGTGGCGAGCGCAAGAAGGGATCGATCACCATCCACACTGTGTTTCGGCTCTCGTCGGGCAGCGGATCGGACGGGATTGCCGACATTGTCACCTGGCAGGGCCGCGACTACACGGTCTCCAACGTCAACGACTACAACCACTTCGGGCGCGGCTTCGTCGCAGCCTCCTGCGACCTCCTCCCTCTGGCTGGATAACCCATGGCGAACACCTCGGCAACCGGCGGCTACCTGTCGCCGGCAGGCACTCCTACGCCTGCGGATCAGGCACTGGAAGACATCCTGCAGCCGATGCTGGTCGGAATTACTGGGCTCCACGGCGCGATGGTCCGCCCGCGATGGCAGCCCTCACCACCCAAGCAGCCTGAGCCCTCGGTCGACTGGTGCGCGTTCGGTGTGATGGCTACCCGGCCGGATGCCAATCCGGCCATCGAGCACGACGGATCGGACGATGGCGAGGACCGCTACCAGCGGCACCAGGAGGTCACCCTGCTGGCGACCTTCTACGGGCCGAATGCCCAGGCCTACGGCCAGATCCTTAGCGACGGCCTGTATGTCCCGCAAAACGGAGAGGCCCTGCACGCGCAGAACATGGCCTTCGTCGAGGCCGGCGATCTGGTCGCCGCGCCCGAATTGATCAATCAGCAGTGGGTCCGTCGTTACGACCTGCGCATCCGCTTGCGCCGGAAGATCGAGCGCACGTACCCAGTACTTAACATCCTGTCCGCCGAAACCCCGATCACCCCCGGCTGACCACTCGGAGAATCCAATGCCTACCCTTGCCGTTTCGGACGTAGTCAACGTCCAGATCGTCATGTCTCCCAAGGCGGCCGCCACCCGAAACTTCGGCGCGCTGCTGATCCTGGGATCGTCGAGCGTGATCGATACCAACGAGCGCATCCGCCAGTATGCCAGCCTGGATGCCGTAGCCTCTGACTTCGGCACCACTGCTCCCGAGTACCTGGCCGCCAACCTGTTCTTCAGCCAGTCGCCGCAGCCGTCGCTGCTGTACATCGGGCGCTGGGCCGAGTCCGCCTCGGCTGCCCGCCTGAACGGTGGCGCACTGTCGGTGGCGCAGCAGGCCCTTGAAAACTTCACCAGCATCACCACGGGCTCGATGCGGATCACCGTTGACGGCACCCTCAAGACGCTCTCTGCGTTGAACTTCAGTGCCGCGGCCAACCTGAACGGCGTGGCCTCGATCATCACCACCGCCCTGGCCGGCGCGGTCTGCGTCTGGAATGCCAATTTCTCGCGCTTCGAGATCACCAGTCCGACCACCGGCGCCACTTCGACGCTGACCTACGCCAGCGCCACCGGTAGCGGTACCGACGTGTCCGCACTGCTGGGCCTGGTAACCGGCACTGCATCCGCCCCAGTCAACGGCATCGCCGCCGAGACGCTGCTGTCCTGCGTCACCAATCTGGCCGCCATGTCGGCCAACTGGTACGGCCTGCAGATCGCCGATACCAGCCCGACCGATGCCGACCTGCTCGGCGTGGCCGCCTTCATTGAGGGTGCCTCGCCATCGCGAACCTTCGGTGTGACCACGCAGGGCGCGCTGGCACTCGACGGGACCAGTACCACCGACATTGCGTACAAGCTCAAGGCCGCCAACTACAAGCGCACCTTCGACCAGTACTCTAGCTCCAGCCCCTATGCGGCCGCGTCCATCTTCGGCCGGGCCTTCACGGTCAACTTTCAGGGCAACAACACCACCATCACCCTGAAGTTTAAGCAGGAGCCCGGCGTGACCGCCGAGAGCCTTAACGAAACCCAGGCGGCAGCACTGAAGGCGAAAAACTGCAACGTCTTCGTCAACTACAACAACGACACGGCCATCATTCAGGAAGGCGTGATGGCCAACGGGTACTTCTTCGACGAGGTCCATGGCACGGACTGGCTCCAGAACGAGCTGCAGACCGCCGTGTACAACGTGCTGTACACCAGCCAGACGAAGGTTCCGCAGACCGATCCGGGCATCAACCGGATCGTCACCGCTATCGTGGATCGGCTGGAGCAGGGCGTAGCCAACGGCTTGATCGCTCCCGGCCAATGGAACGGCCCGGATATCGGCGCCCTGCGGTCTGGCCAGTATCTGAGCACTGGCTACTACGTCTATGCCCCGCCGGTCAGCAGCCAGTCGCAGGCCGACCGCGAGGCGCGCAAGGCACCGGTCATCCAGGTGGCGATCAAGCTGGCGGGTGCCGTGCACTTCGCCGAAATCATCGTCAACGTCAACCGTTGATCGGAGCCGTTCTGAATGAGCACCTACAGTTTTCTTGATGTGAGCGCGACCCTGGTCGGCGCCGGCGCGGTGATCGATCTCGGTGCCGGCTCCGCCAATGCCGAGGAAGGCATCACCATCGCCATGGCCGAAGACAAGAACACCATGACCATTGGCGCAGACGGCGAGGGCATGCACTCGCTGCATGCCGGAAAATCCGGTCAGCTAACCCTTCGCTACCTCAAGACCAGTCCGAAGAACGCCCAGCTGATGGCCCTCTACGATGCGCAATCGCTGAGTTCGGCGGCCTGGGGCAACAACGTGATCACCGTGGCCAACTCGGCCAGCGGCGACGGTCATGTGGCGCGCAGCTGCGCGTTCAAGAAGCGCCCGGACATGCGCTACGCCAAGGACGGCGACATCGTTGAATGGATCTTCGACAGCATCAAAATCGACGGAATCCTGGGGACTTATTGATGGCTGAATTCGTTATCGCTGGGCAGAACTACCGCACGGTCAAGATGGACGCCTGGCACCAGTTCCACCTGTCGCGCAAGGTGTCTCCGTTCATCCCGACGCTGGCACCGATCTTCGTCGCGCTGGCGGACAGCCAGAAGGCCAACCCGCTGAGTGCCGATCTTGCCGGCATGGCCCAGTTGTTCGAGCCCTTCGCCGAGGCCATTGCCGGAATGTCGGTCGAGGATGCCGAGTATGTGATGGGTACCTGTCTTGCCGTTACCTCCCGGCAGCAGGGATCTACCTGGGCGCCGGTCTGCAGCGGCCAGCAGCGCGCCATCATGTTCGACGACGTCGATGCCGGTGTGATGCTGCAGATTGCCGTCACCGTGATCCGGGAATCCCTCGGCCCTTTTTTTGCCGGACTCCTGTCGATCTCGGCGCCCCAGAGCCAGGCCCAGGCGTAGCGCTGGCCGCCCTGCCCGACGGCCTGGACTGGCTGCTGCTGCCGGTTGCCGAGGGCATGTGCAAGTACGAGTCCCTGCGTGACGGGACTCTGGATCTGGCGGATATCGCCCTGATGAACGACTGCCTGCTGGTGCGTGCCGAGAACAAGGCGCGTCTGCACAGGGCAATGGAGTCCAAGTAAATGGCCGAGTCCGAAGTCATCAAGGAATTTCTCGTCGGGCTTGGCTTCAAGGTCGACGAAAAGGGCCTGAAAACCTTCACCGGCGGTATCGGCAGCGCCACCAAGGCGGTGACGAATCTGGTCACCACCCTGGCCGGCGCTTCGCTGACCATCGCAGCCGGCGTCTCCGCCTTCGCCTCGAATCTGGAAGGACTGTATTTCGCCTCGCAGCGGGTCGGCGCCTCGGCAGAGAGCCTGAAGGCCGCCGACTATGCGGCCCGCGATCTCGGTGCGTCGGCGCAAGAGGTGCGCGGATCGCTCGAAGGGATGGCGCGCTTCCTGCGCGATAATCCGGGTGGAGAGGGATTCCTGCAGAGCCTCGGCGTGCAGACGCGCGATGCTCAGGGGAATATCAAGGACACCACCGATCTTCTGATCGGGCTTGGCCAGCGTCTGAGTGCGATGCCCTGGTATCAGGCGAGGCAATACGCCTCGGTCCTCGGCATCGACGAGAACACGCTGCGCGCCATCATGAGCGGAGAATTCGCCCGGAAGGTCGAGGAAAACCGGCGATCACTCTCCCGCAGCGGACTTGATCAGGCATCGAAAGACGCTCACGAGTTCATGACCAACCTGCGAGAGGTCGGTCGAGAATTCGAGGTGCTGTCGATCCTGATCCAGTCCGAGCTGATGCGGAGTCTCGGACCCGAGCTGAAGGATTTTGCCAACTGGCTCGAGCAGAACGGCCCAATGATTGCCGAGCAGGTCGGCGACGTTGCTGAATCAATCTTTGATCTGGCCGAGCAATCCGGCCCCTACCTGAGCCAGACCGTCCAGTTTTTCCGCGACCTCGACGAAGCCACCGACGGCTGGAGCACCAAGCTGCTGATTGCCGCCGGCGTGCTGAAAGTGCTGGGCGGCGGCGGATTGCTCAAGGCGATTCCGGGGCTGGCGAGCCTTCTTCCGGTTGGCGCAGCGGCTGCCGGCGGTTGGGCGGCAGGAACCTGGCTGAACGAGCAGATCGACAAGGCCATATCGAAGGCGGCAGGAAAGGAAACCACGCTGGGCGCCTGGATCTACGATGCCCTTCACCCAGATCAAGGCGGCCCAGAAGACCCTGCTAAAAATATCCCCGCGCAGGGCGCCTCCGGCATGGCAGGGCGAGACCTGGCCACCTTCGCCATGGACTTCTTCCGCTCGAAGGGCTGGAGCAATGCTCAGTCGGCCGGACTGGTCGCCAATCTGACCGCCGAGAGCAATCTCGATCCGGCAGCCCTGGGCGACTTCGGGCGCGCCAAGGGCATCGCCCAGTGGCACCCGGATCGGCAGCAGGCCTTCAAGAATTGGGCCGGGTTCAGCCTGTGGGACAAGCAGGCCGACATCATGAAGCAGCTGGAGTTCGTCCAGTACGAGCTGACCCAGGGTGCCGAGCAGAAGGCCGGACGATTGCTTCAGGCCGCCCAGAATGCTCGGGATGCCGGCTCCGTCGTATCGCGCTATTACGAGCGGCCAGGCATCGATGAGGCAGCAAAGGACGAGGCAGCGGCGAAGCGCGGCGCGATGGCGGTACAGCTGAACCAGCGGACAGAAATCCACGTCAGCGGCGGGAGCGATCCATCGGCAACGGCCCGCGCAGTGGCCGGTGAGCAGGATCGCGTCAATCAGGAGCTGGCCCGAAACATGAATACGGCGGTGAACTGAGATGCCCAACTTTGCCGGTCTGATCACCATTTCCCCCAAGCGCGGCATCGGCACTATCGAGGCGATGGCCACGCTGGAGGAGATCGCCACCGACAGATTGCAGATAACCGAGCATCCCATCGAGCAGGGCGCCAACGTCAACGACCATGCCTTCAAACAGCCGCCCGAGGTAGTCATTCGCTGCGGGTGGAGCAATTCGAGCCTGGCGGCGCTTGTCAATGGGGTGAAGGGGCTGATCACGGCGCTGTCCGGAGGCGATACGTTCGGTTCCGACTATGTGTCGGGCGTCTACAACGATCTGCTGGCTCTCCAGGAATCGCGCATCCCGTTCGACGTTTCGACCGGGAAGCGCACCTACAAGAACATGCTGATGCGTAGCCTGTCGCAGACCACCGACCCGACGTCGGAGAATGCGCTGATGTGCACCGTGGTCTGTCGGCAGGTGATCATCGTCCAGACTAGGGCCGCCACGCTTCCGCCGCGCAGCAATCAGGCGATGCCGCAAGCGACCGGCGAGGTATCCAGCGCCGGCACCAAGCAGGTCGCCACGGCCTATCCTGCTCCGCGCGGCTGGCAGCCACCGAACGGGTGACCCATGGGCAACTACGAAATCCCGCTTACCCCGGAAGGCCAGCGCTTCAGCATCACCCTGGGCGGCACCGAGTACCAGCTGCGCGTGCAGTGGCGAAATGCGGTCGATGCCGGCTGGACGCTCGATATCGCCGACGCCGGCGGAAACGCCATCGTCAGCGGCATTCCGCTGGTCACCGGCTGCAATCTGCTGGACCCTTACCCTCATCTGGGATTTTCCGGCGTGCTGTGGGTGCAGACCACAGCAGATCCGGACGCGGCGCCGGACTTCGGCAACTTGGGCAGCGCCTCTCATCTCTACTGGTGGACCGAATGAGCATCCCTCAATACCTGCGGCAGATCAGCCTGAAAGTCGGAAACGATCAGAAGGCCCTCGATCTTTCCGATCTGCGCATCCGCTTCTCGATACGCCGTGGCGACCTGAAAACCCCGAACTCGGCGGATATCCGCATCTACAACGTCAGCGACGCCACGGCGCAGCTGATCAGAAAGGAATTCGAGCGCATCGTGCTGCAGGCCGGCTACGCCGGGAACTTCGGCGTGATCTTCGACGGCACGATCAAGCAGGTTCGCCGCGGCCGAGAAAGCCAGACCGATACCTATTTGGACATCACCGCCGCCGACGGCGACAGCGCCTACAACTTCGCGGTGATGAATACCTCGCTGGCGGCCGGATCGACGCCCGACGATCAGCTGCAGGCGGCGCTCAAGGCCATGGCCTCGCGCGGCATTTCGATGGGCCAGGGGATGACCCTGTCGACCAACAAGCTCCCGCGCGGCAAGGTCATGTTCGGTATGGTCCGTGACTATCTGGACGTCTTGGGCAAGACGCAGGATGCGAGCTGGAGCTTTCAGGATGGGCAGCTGACCTTTATCCCTAATACCGGCTATCTACCCGGCGAGGCCGTGGTGGTCACCTCGGCCACCGGCATGATTGGCCTACCCGAGCAGACCCAGAACGGCATTACCGTTCGCATGTTGCTCAACCCCAGCGTGAAGATCGGCCGGCGCCTGCAGATCGACAATGCCAGCATCCAGCAGCTGCGCTATGGACTGAGTCTCGGCGACCAGCCGGCGAACGAGATGGCGCAGACCACCGTTAAGCTCGACAGCGACGGCTTCTACCGCTCCATCGTGGTCAATCACTCGGGGGACTCGCGCGGCAACGAGTGGTACACCGACGTAATCTGCCTGTCGATTGATGCCACGATCCCACTCAGCCTGCTCAATCGTCCGGAAACGCCCGGCAGCGTCGGCTCCATCGGTCCAGTGAAGCCCTACGGTTAGGGCGTCTTTCGACACCAGCGGTCATGGCCGAGCTGCGGACATGGCTCGTAGTCATTCCTATTGTCCATGGACTTGGTGATTACTGCAGTTCCAGATCCGCGCAGTTCAGCTTGGCGATAAATATCGAGCGGGTAGGGAGGCTCTGAATCACCAAGGTCATCCACGATGACTACGTTCCTGCGCAGCGTCAGCCCCCAGCAGAGTTTGTGCTGGCCATCGCCGTATTGGGCATACCCGGCGCGCATGTCTTTAGCGTGCACGATTGGAAGCTCGCACGGCCTATCCGGATAGAGCGCGTAGCTCATGTCCCCTACGCGCACCGTATCGCCGACGAAGTGCGGCAACTGATCCATCAGCAACACCTTCTCTTCGGCCGTCGCCGCCCCCGATAGCAGCGCGCCGAGCAACAGAATTTTCTTCACGGTGGTCCCCTTGGATAGACGCGAACGGATGATCGATCCACTTGAATGGGTCTCTATTGCCCTGGGCGGCCTACAGTCGAAGCTGTGGACGGCCCTGCCGGGCATTATCCAGAGCTTCGACGCTTCTGCCATGGCCTGCGTGGTTCAGCCGGCCATTCAGGCGCTGGTCCGCGACGAATCCGGAGCGCTGACTTCGGTCGACTTGCCGCTGCTGCTGGACTGCCCCGCGCAGTTCCCGGCTGGCGGTGGTTGCACGCTGACCTTCCCGGTGAAGCCCGGCGACGAGTGCCTGGTGGTGTTCTCCTCGCGCTGTATCGATGCCTGGTGGCAGTCCGGCGGCATCCAGGCCCAGGCCGAGCTGCGCATGCACGATCTGTCCGACGGCTTCGCGCTGCTGGGCTTCCGTTCGCAGCCAAGGGTGATCGGGGCAATCAGCACCACCTCCGCCCAGCTGCGCAGCGACGACGGGTCGACTTTCATCGAGGTTTCCCCGGACGGACCGGTTGCGATCACCGCGCCAGGCGGGCTGACCATCAACGCCGACGTAACCGTGATCGGGCAGGTGCACACCACCGGCGACTTAGTGTCCGGAACGGTCAGCGTTCAGCATCACACCCACCCTGATGCCCAGGGCGGCAACACCGGGGAGCCGAACGCATGAGATACCGGCGACTCGACGAAAACGGCGACTATAGCTTCGGCAACGGCTCGGCGGACTTCCATGTCGATACCCCGGAAGCGGTGGCCCAGGCGGTGCTCACTCGTCTGCGCCTTTTCCGTGCCGAGTGGTTCCTCGATACCAGTGACGGCACGCCGTGGAATACCGAAGTGCTCGGCAAGGGAACGCGCAACACCTACGACGCGGCGATCCGTAACCGCATCCTCGAGACGCCCGACGTCGAGCAGATCGACAGCTACGAGAGCGTCTTCGACGAGAACACCCGGAAGCTCTCGTTCTCCTGCTCGATCACCACGGCCTACGGCCAGACCACCCTCAGCGAGACACTTTGATGGCCTCTCCGACCGCGCCGACCATCGACGCCAGCGGGATCTCTGCGCCCAGCTATGCCGAGGTGCTGAACTACCTGCAGCAGCAATACCGTTCGATCTACGGGGCCGACACGTACCTCGGCAACGACAGCCAGGATGGCCAGTTCGTGAGCCTGATTGCCCTGGCGATCAGCGATGCCAATGCCGCCTTCATTGCGGCCTACAACTCGTTTTCCCCGAACACCGCGCAGGGTAACGGCCTCTCGAGCAACGTGAAGATCAACGGCATCCGGCGCGGCGTATCGACAAGCTCGCAGGTCGATCTGGACGTTGTCGGGCAGGCCGGAACGGTCATCACCGGCGGCATCGCTCGAGACGTCAACGGCAAAAACTGGCTGCTCCCCGAAACTGTCACCATCCCGCCCGCAGGCGTCATCACGGTTACCGCAACCTGCGCCACGACTGGCGAAGTATCGGCCAGCGTCGGGCAGGTGAGCATCATCGCTACGCCGACCCGCGGATGGCAGTCCGTTACCAATGCCTCGACGGCGGAGCCAGGCGCTCCCGTGGAGACCGATTCCGCGCTGCGTCAGCGGCAGAAATTTTCGGTCGCGCTGCCCTCGCGCACCGTGCTTGAGGGAACAACTGGGGCCGTGGAGAGCCTGACTGGCGTCACCCGGGTAGCCACATACGAGAACGACACCAAGATCACCGACGCCAACGGCATCCCGGAGAACTCGATTTCGCTGGTGGTCGAAGGGGGTGACGTGGCCGATATCGCCCAGGCCATCGCGAACAAGAAGACACCCGGAACGGGAACCTATGGGACCACCGCACAGCAGGTCATCGACATCTATGGCCGCCCTGTGACCATCCGCTTATTCAGGCCGACCTATCAGGCCATGACGGTCGCCATCGCACTCAAGGCCCTGGCCGGCTATAGCTCGGTCGTCGGCACCGCCGTACAGCAGGCGGTCTCGGACTACATCAACTCCGTGCTCATCGGCGGAGGCCTGAGCGGATCGGTGGAATGGGCGGATGCGATCACCGCGGCCAATAGCGTGCCGAACAGCGGCACCTTCAAATTGACCTCGCTGGTCATCAGCGGCCCAGGAGGATCCGGCAGCCCCGACGTGGTGCTGGCCTTCAACCAGGCAGCGACCTGCACGCCGGCCTCCGTAGTGCTCACGGTGACCTGATCATGGGCGATATCTCCGACTACCTAGGACTGGTCACCAGCGAGCATGCCGATAAGCTCAAGTTCATGGCCATGCTGCAGGCAGCTCTGCATCCCTTCGTCGATGCAAACAATACCGCCGCCGGACTGCCCGACAACTTCGACCTAGATATCGCCATCGGCGCCCAGCTCGACGTTGTCGGGCTGTGGGTGGGGATCTCGAGGATCGTCAAAACGCCGATTTCCGGCGTGTACTTCTCCCTGGACGTCGACGGCCTCGGCTTCGATCAGGGCGTCTGGCAAGGACCTTACGATCCTGATTCAGGCGTTGTTTCTCTCGATGATGACACCTATCGGACGCTGATCCGCGCCAAGATCGCGGCGAACCGCTGGGACGGCACCGTCGAGCAGTCTCGGGCGATCTTGGATCTGGTCTTCACCAATGAATCGCTCCTGTTCATCCAGGACAACCAGGACATGACCATGACTATCGGCATGTCAGGGAAGCAGCCGTCCGCCATATTCCTGTCGCTTCTGACCGGCGGATACATCCCGATAAAGCCGGCCGGAGTGCGAGTTGACTACGTGATCACCTCGCAGAACAACACGCCGATCTTCGGCTTCGACATGCAGAACCAGTACGTATCCGGATTCGATAACGGCGCATTTGGCGTCCCGGTTTGACCGATAAATTTCCGACGACATGGAGCAACCATGGCCACAAACCAGTTTAAGCCGTTCGCCACGGCCTCCGGGGCGAACGTGCTATCCCAGGCCGAATACGAGGCTATTGCCGCCTTGGCAACCGGATTTCAGAGCGGTGTTGCCAGCTCTGCACAGCTCAACAAGGCCTGGCGGCAGGCGACCACAATGGCCGCCGTCCTTGGTCAGTTGATCGTCGATGAGACCGATCTGGATGCGCTCGACGACGGCAATATCGCGACTCTGAAGGATAGACTGAAGGCGGCCATTACTGCGTCAATCGGTGCTCTTGGCACAATGTCCAGCCAGAATGCCGATAATGTGAATATCATCGGCGGAAATATTACCGGCCTGACCGTTCTGGGCTTTGCCAACCCGACCGCGCAGGCCACTGCAAGAAACAATATGGGTCTCGGTTCTGCAGCAGTGAAGAACGCAGGGACAAGCGGCGACGCTGTTCCTGTCTTGAATGCAGAGAATACCTGGGGATCAGATCAGATCCTGAATAATGGGACCTCCGATTCTCCTGCAATGTGCTGGCAGATTCCTAGTCTTGTTATGCGTTCAGATCTGCTCGTGTTGGGTGGAAAAACCATATTTAGAATCTGGTGGAATACTGGGTCTGCTGGAGAAATCGCTGCCGAATACAACATCACTGACGCCACGGCCAAGATCTTTGGCCAGGATGTTTATACGAAAGGGAACGTCTCTTCGTTCGCCCAGACGCTGCTTGATGATGCCGATGCTCCGACGGCTCGCGGCACACTCGGCGCGATCAGCTCAGCCGATGTGCCCGGAATCGTCGCTGGCTTCGGGTACAACACGCTCGGCTCGCATGTGCTGGCACGCCTGAATACTGGGACAGGAACTGGCTCTGTGCCCTTCCAGCCCGGCACTACCGTTTCCGGTGCAAACCTAATCCCAGATAACTGCGCCGGCGATGAAACAGGGCTGTCCGGCGGCGCGCTGACTGGGACGTGGATGCTCAAGGGTTTCATCTATAACGCTGATGCTGTCACCGATCCCGACTCAATATCCCTGTTCCTGAAGGTGGCCAACTGATGAACGTGCGCAATCCGAAGTACAACTGGCGCGGCGGAATCGACTGCGAGATCGAGCATCCTTCGCTTGGCTGGATTCCGTACACGATCGATCAGGATGCCGAAGAGGGGACCGAGCCGCATGCAATCTGCTCGGCGATTCTGGCGGGCGAGGCCGGCGAGATCACGGCCTACGCTGCGCCAGTTCTGAGCCTGTCCGAGCGCACTGCCGTGATCCATAACAAGCGCCTGGCAGCGTATCGGAAGGAATCCGATCAGCTGAAGATTTCCGCCGAGTACGACGCACTGATCGCTGGCTCCGCCCCGGACTACTCGGCCTGGCAGGCCAAGGTCGAGGAGATCAAGGAGCGCTATCCGCTGCCAACCGAGTGATCTGACTCGATCCTCCAAAAGCCCGCCTCGAGCGGGCTTTTTCATGCCCGGAGAAAAGCATGCCCCTCAAAACAGTGACCGTGCACGGCACACTGGCCGAGCCGGACGGTACTCCTGCGTCAGCTGCACGGATCGTCGCGAAACTCTCGGCATATGAAACCGACAATGGCGTGGTTGTCCCTGACCAAGTAACCGAGATTTCCAATAACTCCGGCGCATTCACGCTGCAACTATGGCCGAACGCCAGGGGAACTCGAGGAACGAAATACCTGATCGACGTTTTTCACGGTATCAGGAAGTTGCTCAGCACGAGCATCGTCGTCCCGGATGTCGATTACGAAATACAGTTCGACGATATCATCAATGCGGCGCCATATCCGCCAATCAATGCCGCGCAGGAGGCATTAGCCGAGGTACAGGCAGCCGCCGTTGATGTCCTGAACAACCGCAACATTGCACAACAAGCAGCCATCGATGCTGAAGTTGCAGCCGGCGCCGCCCAGGCAGCCGGGCTGATCTTTCCCGACATCCTTGCCGGACTGTCAGAAGTTCCTGATGGCAGCTATTTCAGCGTCCCCTCGATTGAGGATGACGAGTACTTGATCCTCTACCGCAACGAAGCTGGAACGGCCGTCGAGATCAAGCGTTATCCCAGCCAAACATTCGTCGATGAATCCGTGCAACTTACCTACGCGAACCGCGTATATGTCGACACCGTAATCGCAGCGAACTTGATCATTCTTACCCAGGAGTCCGCCTGATGGCGTATGAAGCTCTTGAACAGGCTATTCAGGCGCTGAACCAGACTAATACCACTTTGGTTCAGACTGTCCAGGATAAGTGGGCATCGGCTAACTCCGCAGCTGCTGTTGCCGAACAATCCGCCGCCGCCGCGAGCAATAGCGAAGTCGCAGCAGCCAATAGTGCTTCTTCCGCCGAGGCCAGCCAAGTTAGCGCCACTGCGAGCGAAGAGTCGGCCGCCGCAAGTGCAGCTGCTGCCTCCGCAAGCGAAGTCGGTTCCGCTGCCAGCGAATCCAGCGCTGCGGCAAGTGCCTCCGCCGCCGCATCATCTTCGGCCGCCGCCGCAGCAGCTGTTGACGCCGCGCAACTGTCAGCAGGCGTGTATGCGACCACTGCCGCCGGCCTTGCCGCCACGGCTGACGGCGACTATTTCAGCGTGCCGTCTGCCGAGAGCGACGAGTACCTGATCCTGTACCAGCATAGCGGCGCCCTGGCGGTCGAGCAGAAGCGCTATCCGGCGACCGGCATGATTGCGGCACTGCAGGAAGATCTGCAGGCCGAGTCCGAGGCGCGCGCCGCAGCCGACATCAGCACCCTGGCCGCCGCAAAGGAATACATCGACGAGACCATCAGGCAGAGTGACGATGAGCTGAAGCAGGTCAGCGGAATCGACTACGGCACCCCCTTGCTAGCCCTCCTGAGCGAGCTTGGGCTGTCTCCGCTGCTCCTCAACACACTGGGCGAGATAGCGATCCCCTATCTGCTGGCCGGCGAGCTGATCTCGAGCGTCGATAGGGGGCTGCAGTGCAACTACAGCTTTGCCATCGCCGACGACGACAACAATGTCCTGGTTGGGTCTCGGGACAACGAATGGCTGTGGCCGTCCGCCGGACTCATCGCCGATCTAACCGCGGCATTCCAGGCGGCTGACACCAGCACCCTGGCCGTCGCGAAGGCCTATACCGACAACACCGGCATCGCCAATTTTGCCGAACCTGTCGTGCAAACCGCCGGACCGTCGTTCGGCACGCCGGTGCTGCCGTTTCTGGATGAACAAGGCCTTGCCGCGCTGCTGATCAACATCTTTGGCGAGACGGCGATTCCCTACCTGCTGGCTGGGGAGCTGATCTCGACCGAGGATCGTGGCTTTCAGTACAACTATTCGTTCGCCCTGGTCGACGACGACAACAATGTCCTGCTCGGCGAGCTGGATAACCAGCTGCTGCTGCCCACCAGCTTCAACCAGGCCGTCGACACCACGGCGGCAGAGCTGGAGGCCTATGCCGCTTCGCTGCCGGTGGGCCCTCTGGCGAGCGATACCTATACGCCGCCGATCTGGGACTACAACCACGTTATCGGCAATGGCCAGTCGCTGATGTACGGACAAGAGACCTGGCCGGCACTCTCAACCGCCAGTCGGCTGGGCAACCTGATGCTAGGCGATGCCATTCGCCCGATCAGTGCTACGGATATCACATTCACGCCGCTGAACGGCGCCGTCTTCAAGCCACTGGTGGCGACCAACCGCAGATCTTCCGATGGCGCGATCCTTACCCCGAGCGAGGTAGCCGCGCTGTCGCCCGGCGACGCGACTGCTGGCGAGACGCCTATCGAGGCCCTGGTCAACGGGCTGAAACGCGGCTTCAACGACCGCCTAATGGTCGACAACGACGCGCGCTCTTTCGTGGCCAGCGTCGTCGCGGTGTCGGGCCGCACGATCGAGCAGCTGAGCAAGGGTGCGAGCCCAAACCTCTACAACCGCTATCTGACCTGCCTGTCGAGCGCCAAGGGCGTAGCCAATGCGGCCTCGAAAACCTATGGGGTGGCCATCGTTGCGCTGATGCAGGGCGAGTACAACTACAACCCGGCCAACGGCGGCACCCAGGACGAGACGACCTACAAGAACCTCTTTCTGCAGTGGGTCAACGACCATGCCGCCGACGCCATGGCAGTCACTGGTCAGGTGAGGGAGCCGCTGTTTCTGACCTACCAGACCGCGGCGACCTGGACGCGGGATGAGAACAACCTCGGCGTCGGAATGGCGCAATGGAAAGCGTCGAAGGAGCGCAAGAACCTGTTCTTGGTCGCGCCGTCCTACCCGGTGACGGACAAGAGCGGGCACCTTGACGCCAACGGCAGCCGCTGGCTCGGCTACCAGTTCGCCAAGGCGGCCATCTGGTCGTCGGTCCACCGGCGTCGCTGGCGTCCGGTGGAGCCGGTCAAGGTCGAGCAAGTCGGCAAGGCAATCTATGTCGCTTACCACGTCCCGTATCCGCCGCTGCGCTTTGCCGACATCTATGTCGCCAATGCCGCGACGATTTACGCCGACAAGGGGTTCCGCGTTCAGGACGACAGCGGATACCTGACCATCTCGGCCGTCGAGATCGTTTCTCCGCATGTGGTGAAGATCACCCTGGCCAGCGAGCCGACGGGCACGGCCTACGTCTGGTATGCCGACAAGACCATGCACAGCGGCGGCGGCAACCTCTGCGATTCCGACCCGACCGTTACCGACGACCTGTACCAGTACCTGGCAGGTTCTGGCATGTACGCCAGCGCGAACATCGCCGCACTGGTCGACAAGCCCTATCCCCTCGCCAACTTTTCCATCGCCTTCCGGCTGCCAGCCGGATACACGGAGTAACAATGAGCATCGTCATTCGCGTCAAGGGCGCCAACTTCTCGAACAGCGGGCTGCCGAAGCTGATCCCGACCATCGCCGGGTTCACCACGGAGAACCTCAAGGGGCTGTTTCTATTCGAGGAGGGCACCGTCGACCAGGCCCACAGCGGGCAGTTCGTCGACTCGTCCGGTCTGGGCAACCACGGCACACTGCGCGGAAACTGGTTGCAGCCGACCAAGAAGGCCTTCGGCATGCAGGGCGGCGCCGGCGGCATCGCGATCAACACCGGCATCGCCGCCGGCCAGAAGCTCACCGTCGTCCTGGGCGTCAAGTTCAACGAGCCGGACCCGGCGAGCAACGTCTACCCACTGATCTTCGGGCCATCCGCACAGATGCCGGCCAGCATTGCGGCAGCGGCAACGCTGGGCTCGAACAAGATGTTCATCAACGCCCAATTCATTCCCTCGAGCAACGCCAACGACATGGACTGGGGCGTTTACAAGTCCGGCGGCCCGATCACCGGCGATGCTACGACCCGGAAGACGATTTCCGGATCGGCCGGCCACGCGAACAGTTCGTGTCTGATCGGCTTCACCTACGACGCCACTGCAACCTTCCTGCTGGCCAAGCATGCGGGCGGTGAGTTCAGGACGTCGGCGGCGGCACTGGCGTTCGATCCGGCCGATACTCTGGCCTTCGGCCTGCTGAACGCCGCCTCCGGACATAACGTTGCCGCCGGCGTCGAGCTGTACCTCGCCGCGATCTACAGCGACAGCTCCGAGGCCCTGCTCGATGCCGCCATGGCGGCCGCCAGGGCGCGGATCACGGGGCGAGGAGTGACCCTGCTGTAACCGTTCCGCGATACCTGCCGGCCCGCACATGCGGGTTTTTTCGTTTCTGGAGATCACCAATGCCTCGAATCACTGCCGCCCAAGCCGGCGGCGCAAACCTGTGCGCCTTTCTCGACATGCTCGCCTGGAGCGAGGGTACGGATAACGGCCGGCAGCCGACCCGCGACCACGGCTACGACGTGCTGGTGGGCGGCGAATTGTTTGCCGGCTACGCCGACCACCCGCGCAAGCTGGTGGCGCTGCCGCGGCTGGGCATAAAGTCCACGGCGGCCGGCCGCTACCAGCTGCTGGCTCGCTACTGGGATGCCTACCGCAAGATCCTCGACCTCAAGGATTTCGGCCCGATCAGCCAGGACTGCATCGCGCTCCAGCAGATCAAGGAGCGCCGCGCCCTGGACGACATCGGGGCAGGGCGGATCGAGGCGGCGATGGCCAAGGTGCGGAACATCTGGGCGAGCCTGCCGGGAGCCGGCTACGGCCAGCACGAGCACCGCGCCGACGACCTGCTCGCCAAGTACATCACCGCCGGCGGGGTGCTGGCATGAGCCTGATCGCTGCCGCCACGGCGCTGCTGCCGACGATTTCGGGGCTGCTCGATCGCGTCATTCCCGACCCGCAAGCCAAGGCCCAGGCGCAGATCGAGTTGCTCAGGCTCCAGCAGGAAGGGGCTTTCAAGGAGTTGGACGCAGCCCTGCAGATCAACCTGGCCCAGGCGAAGATCAACGAGGTCGAGGCGGCGAGCCAGTCGGGATTCCAGGCCGGCTGGCGGCCGCTGGCGGGTTATGTCTGCGTGGCGGGCCTTGCCTACGAGTTCCTGATCAGGCCGCTGCTGCCCTGGCTGCTGACCGTGGCCGGGATCAGCGATGTCCCTCCGCTGCCGTCGCTCGATGATGTGCTGTTCGAGCTGATCTTCGGGATGCTCGGGCTTGGAACGCTGCGGACGGCGGATCGGTGGAAGAGGGTGAGTGCGATGGCGAAGTAGGGGATTGAGGTGCCCGGATGGGCGGGGAGGGAGGCGTGGCGCCTGACGGGAGGGCGAGTGACTTTCCAAGTAACTTTGTTACTCGCCGTTGGGATTCGTTGGGCTTCGATTGCAGCGAGCGCCCGTTGGACATGGCTTGTAGCGTGGCCTGCAGACGTCCCGGCCTGCATGGGGTGCAAGGGGTCGAGTGTTCGAATCACTCCGTCCCGACCAAAAAATCCTAAAAATCCAAGCACTTACGAGTGCTTGGATTTTTTTATGCCTGTGATTTTTTGTTGTCTGCTTGAGGTTGATCATTTTGGTTGCCAATTGGTTGCCAATTGAGATTGACTAGCTCATTGCTATCAGACGCGACTACTTGCTCCTCAGAGCAGGGAGCAGTGGCTGGTAGCTGGCTCAAGGCAGATCGCGGAGGTCTTTTAGGTGTTGCCCCGCTGTTGTTTTGGCTTGGTTAGCGCGCTAGACGCTACAGCACCGATGGATGCTTGTTTGGTTATGTTTAGAGCGCGCCTTCACTAATGGAGAGAGTGAGGAGGGATGATCAATGAATGACTCACAGCTCGCATCATCAGAAGACTGCTCTAGTCCTCCCGCAAATGCTTGGGTTCGCTTTCTCCGAAGCTATGGCCCAACCTCCAACAATCTTACATGTGAACCGCCCCGGGTTTTCCGGAGGCTCCAACCTTTGAGAGGATGGAGCCATGAAGACAGCAACGAAGTATTCCCCAGAAGTCCGGCAACGGGCGGTTCGCATGGTGCTCGAGCATCAGGACGAGCACGAGTCGCAGTGGGCGGCGATCCACTCCATCGCGGCGAAGATCGGTTGCACGGCCGAAACGCTGCGCCGCTGGGTAAGGCAGGCCGAACGCGATACCGGACTTCGTGAGGGGCAGACGACGCCCGAGCGTGAACGGATCAAGGCGCTCGAGCGGGAAGTGCGTGAGCTGCGACAG